GCCATACCATACATGGCATTTGCCACGTGTAAACATTCTATTAGGTCTAATTCTGTATTTGATATTTCCAAATAAGTTCTTCATGTTTTTCTCCATATTATTATATATAATGCTTTCATAGAAAGCTAAGTATTATATATATTAAGTTGTACCAAATTGGTACGTATAAATGGTAACATAATTGCTACCAATTAATCTACTACAAAACCTGATGTATCCTGCTTTGCTTTACCTTTAGCATAGAGTGATACTATCATGCCTTGCTTATCATATGGTCGTATGTCTGTGTTATCTCCATTGACAACTTCTCGACCCATGAAAGTTCTTGGTTGATTGTCTTTACTTCTAAAGACTACAGCTATTCTCATGTTTTTCTTGAGTGCCTTTGCAACCATAGGTTGATAGGCTTTCACTCCAGAATAACTAAAGGTTAAATCATAATTCTGTATATTACCTAACTTTCTGTTAGGTATTTTAGTATAATCGTAGAACTGTATATGAGAATACTTTTTCATTATGTTAGGAATTTCTAATTCCCAACGTATATCACTTGTACCATTCAGTCGAATCATAGGTGTCATGTTCATACGTTGAGCTTTTCTTTCCAATCTGTCGATTTCTTTCTGTAATAAAACTTGAAACACTCCAGAATATTGTTGAAAGAATAGAGTCTTTCTCAACCTTGCCATCTGATTAGATGTGAATTGCCCTCGACCTGCTGTAAATAAACAGCCTTCATGACACTTAGCAACGTCAGCCATAGCACATACGTTAACACCACTTAGTTTATATGGTGCAAAGTACATGATGCCAGTTAGAACATTTAGTTCTTCACCTTTAACAGTCTTGGTATCTTGACCAATAGAGAATAATCTTTTAGGAAATGTTGAAAACATTGCAAAATAATCTTTCTTTATTGCTTGTTGTGTTGCCAAAGGCAACTTAGATAAATCGTATAGCATATTATTTAATCCTTATTTTGTCTAATGCTTCTATAGCATTAATAAATGTTGCTGTTTGGGCATACTTAGTCCAGTCTTCATAATAGATTTCATCTAACTGGCTTAATGCCACTCGTAATTTCTCTAAAACTCTTGAGTTTATTTGCTCTTGATAAGCACCTTTAATGCTAGATACTTGCTTGATAACTGCTCTCAAAGATGCTTTACAAACATCAATATCGTGTCTTGCTTGTTGTCTTTCAGTAATCATTTTATTCTCCATAAGTTGTTTTTCAGTAATCATTTTCAATCTCCAAATTGATTGTTTATTATATCTAATACTTTCACTATGTTTAAGTATTATATATATTAAGTTACTCACCAACGCCTATTGATGCTAGGGCTATCATTAGTAACCCTAAAAACATAGTTGTTATGAGAATGAAAGTTAGCCAGTAGTAGCTAACTGATAATGATGCTATTAAGGCTATCATTCCAAAGAATACCATAGCGAAGCCAGTCCAGAATAAACCAGCATTACTACTTAGTACTTTATCTAAAAGTTCAAACATTATACAAGTTCTCCAATTCTTAATTTACCTATTACAGAATGTAATCTGGCAATTTCATCACGCATCTCTTGCTCTTTAGCAAGTCGTTCAGTACCTTTCATCATAACTTCTTGGACAAGACATTGAAGGTCAATGTTCTCTTGTACAAGCTGTTCTTTAGACAGCTTAGTCTTAAGTAATCTTAAATTGTTTATGGTAATATTTGTGTTGGTTTTCATGTTGTTCTCCAAATTGTTATAGTTATTATATCTACTACTTCCATAAGAAGTAAGTAGTATATATATTAAGCTGTGATTTCTACCTCAACAACTTCGCCATCTACTTCGTAGTAGTTTTTTGTTCCATCACCATAGTTACATTGGTAAGTTGAATTATTTCTTAGAAATTCTTCTGATGTCATGGTAACTTTGTTAATTCCAAAATCGTCATAATGTTTTGTCATGTTCAATCTCCAAAAGTTGTTATTATTATATATACTGCTTTCATAGAAAGCTAAGTAGTATATATATTAAGTTTTCCAAAATGTCAAGGCTTCGATTGTAGAAATCTAACTTCATCATGGAACATCATCAATCAATTCCAAAATCTCATCAAATCTCCTAATCTATTTAACCTTAATGCTTTCAAAGAAAGCTAAGTATTAAGGTAAAATAGTAAAGGTCATCAACGACTTAACCATCTTCCAAGTAAGTTTTGGTGCAAGAATACTTGCAAAGAAGACTTCTTTGAGATGAAATATTCTACCCTCATCTGCTTAAATCTTAGGCAATCTACTTAGATTGCACAAAGTTTAGGCAATACTCTGTTTAAAAACTAGGCAATCTACTTAGATTGCTTAAAATTTAGGCAGACTAAGGTATCTCTTTAGAGATAACCATATCTTGTAGACTATAGAGTCTACACCCCACCCCAAGAAATCGTGCGTGTGTATATATATATAATAGGTGTGACATATATGTAACAAAATTAACAGGTTTATCTGCATAATGAAAAATAATTAAAAAAGTACTTGACATTTAAGTGGGGAGTATGTATAATTATATATAATATATATAAACAGAAGTACTAAGTACTGAGTACATTTGTTTTTCTTTTATAATAAAGGTACTAAGTACTTAGTATATTTGTTTTTCTTATAAATAAATATAAAAACATACAACAAGGATACAATATTATAGAAACTATAGAGACTATAGAGACTATAGAAGAACCAAACACTCTTCTACTTCTAGATAACTTGTTAAACATCAAGGTTATGCAAGAATCTAAAGAGGACTTTATCACATTTGTTAGACAAATGGCTCCAATGCTTATCTCAGACTTTAAGATGGGTAGACATATTGAAGTTATATCAGAAAAACTAAGACAATTAGAAGCTGGAGAGATAAAAAGACTCATGGTCTTCCTACCACCCAGGTCCTCTAAGTCTGTTATCTGTTCTAAATTGTTTCCTGCATGGTATATAGGAAGGAATCCAGAACATGAGATACTTACTGTTTCCCATAGTGACCAGTTATCAAGCGATTTTGGTCGTTCTGTCAGGGATATTGTCAATACTGAAGAGTTTCAAGATGTTTTCAAAGGAGTGTCCTTACGCTCAGATGTACGAGCAGCAGGTAAATGGAAAACAAACCAGGGAGGACAGTACTATGCTGCAGGAGTTAGATCCCAGATTGCAGGAAGAGGTGCACACATTGCAATCCTTGATGATGTTATGTCAGAAGAAGACTCCTACTCTGAAGCAGGAAGAAGATATGTTAAAGAATGGTACCCAGCAGGACTAAGAACACGTATAATGCCTAATGGTTCCATACTAATTATTAATACAAGGTACCATTATGATGATCTTTGTGGATGGTTATTAAAACAAGAGGACAATGCAGGAGATTATGATGTTATTCCCTGGGATGTTGTACGTATTCCTGCATGGTTAGATGAAGAAGCAGCAGAACTACTAGATCTTCCAGTAGGATCGTCTTATTTTCCTGAATGGAAGCCAGATGAAGTGTTACGTATAGATGAACACGAAATAAAAGCATCTAATGGTAGTAGATACTGGAATGCTCTGTATATGCAGGACCCAACACCAGATGAAGGGGGTTTAATAAAGAAGAAGTGGTTAAAATGGTGGGATGATCCTGAACCACCTCCTTGTGATTTTATCATACAAACCTATGATACAGCATTCTCTACAAAAACTACAGCAGATTATAGTGTCATACAGACATGGGGTATATTCTCTATGTATGATCAAGATGAAGAAGGATATGAATCCTATCAAGGAAATCTTATTCTCCTTGGAAACATTAAAGGAAGATTTGAGTACCCAGAATTAAGACGTATGACACAAATGTTATATCAAGAACATAGACCTGATGTATGTATGGTAGAAAAGAAAGCATCAGGACAATCCTTAATACAAGATATGCGTAGAGCTGGTATACCTGTATTAGAATATCTTCCTGATAGAGATAAAGTTAGTAGAGTGTATGCATCTACACCTATGATGGAGTCTGGTAAAGTCTGGCTACCTAGAAACAAAAAGTGGTCAGAAGATCTTCTAGAAGAGATGTTACGTTTTCCTAATGCTGCACATGATGATCAAGTGGATGCTATGACCATGGCTATACACTACATGAAAGAGTCTTGGCATTTACAACATCCAGAAGATCCTGACTGGGAAGAGGAACCAAAAGAAAAAAAACTTGCATACTGGAGAGTTTAGTGTTATAATATAGGTAATGGAAAAAAAGTATGTTAGTACTGAAAAACAAAAACATACTATAACTATCACTAATGTTTACGATCCTAACGTAGATTATTATAGAGAGAGAGAAAATAAATGGCAACAGAAAAAAATCCATTTGAACAAATACCAGAAGAAATCTCAAACGTAATAGAGATGCCACAAGCTATGGAAGAAGGGGAAGGTCCTGCATTTTATCCTGAAGATGATGGTGGTGTTACTGTAGACTTTACAGAAACAACTATAGTAATGGAACCTGAAGAAGAAATAAAAGAGTGGTATGGAGATATTACAGATAAGTTAGAAGATGCAGAACAAGAAAATGTTGCATCAAATGTAGTAGATAATTATACATCAGATAAAGAATCTCGTGCTGAATGGGAAGCAATGTTTGAAAAAGGCTTTGATCTATTAGGATTAAAGCTACAAGAAACATCAGAACCCTTTGAAGGTGCATGTACAGCAGTACATCCTATGTTAATAGAATCTGCTGTTAAGTTTCAAGCAAAAGCAATACAAGAATTATTTCCCCCTGCAGGTCCAGTAAAAGCACAGATCGTAGGTAAGTCTACTCCTGAAAGAGAAGACCAATCTAATCGTGTGCAAGAGTTTATGAATTATCAAACAACAGAACAGATGCCTGAATACTTTGATGAGATGGAAAGAATGTTATTCCATCTTCCTTTAATAGGATCAGCATTTAAAAAAGTATATTATGATGCTAATTTAAAAAGACCAGTATCTGAGTTTGTTCCTATAGATCAATTCTATGTTTCTTACTATGCATCTAATCTACGTAAGTCAGATAGATATACCCATGTTATTTATAGAAGTCCTGTTGATCTTGCAAAAGATATACGTACAGGTATCTATAGAGATATAGAGTTACCAGAAGCAACGAATCCAGAACCTACCTCTTTTTCTTCTAAGATGGATACTATTATTGGTTTGTCTCCTACAGGAACAAATGATCCACAATATACATTACTAGAACAACATTGTTATTTAGAAATAGAAGAAGATTATGCTCTTCCTTATATTGTTACAGTAGAAGAGCAAACACAACAAATTTTAAGTATTCGTAGAAACTATAAGAAGGATGATAAGAATCAAGAGAAAGTGTCGCACTTTGTACACTATAGATTCGTACCAGGCTTTAGTTTCTATGGATTTGGTCTGATGCACTTCTTAGGAAACTTAACTATGACTGCCACAGCAGCCATGAGAAGTTTAGTGGATGCAGGTCAATTCGCAAACCTACCAGGAGGTTTCAAAGCAAAGGGTGTTAGAATTGTTGGAGACAACGATCCTATTGCACCAGGTGAGTTTAAAGAAGTAGAAGCAACAGGGCAAGATCTTAATAAGGCAATAATCTCTCTCCCCTATAAAGAACCTTCCCAGACATTGTTTAATATGCTTGGCTTCATAACTCAAGCAGGTCAGAAGTTTGCTGATAGTACAGAACAAATTGTTTCTGATGCAGCATCTTATGGACCTGTTGGTACGACTATGGCTTTACTAGAAGCATCTAGTAAGTTCTTCTCTGCTATTCATAAGAGATTACACAAATCTCAAAGAGATGAATTTAAAATACTAGCTCAGATAAACTATGATTATCTCCCTTCAGAGTATCCATATGAAATACCTTTTGCAGAGAAAAATATCTTTAAACAAGACTTTGATGGTAGGATAGATGTACTTCCAGTCTCTGATCCTAATATTCCATCAAATGCACATAGGATGATGATTTCACAGATGGCATTACAAATGGCACAACAATCACCTCCTGGTATGTTTAACCTTGAAGCATTAAATAGAACAATATTAAATGCTGCTAATCTTCCTAACTTAGAAGAAATATTACCACCTAAAAAAGAACCACAACAATTAGATCCTGTATCTGATATAATGGCTGCAACAAAGGGAATACCTATTGCAGCATTTCCAGGACAGAATCATGATGCACATTTACAAGT